TGATGATCTTTAGGGTATATTTCCCATGAAACTAATCTTGGATATATCTCTAAATCAAATTTATACTTGCCCTCAACTTCAATTGTTTTTTTAATAATAGATTTACTAGGCATTGTTTTTTCTTTTTGTATCTTTCATCTTTTTAATTTCTAGATCACAATAGTGCTTGATCTTCTCAAGATCTTCTACACCATTTTTGTGTAAATATCTACAAACATATTTCACAACGTTGCCCTGAAAGAACGAAAGATTATTTTTAGAAATAAATTCGTAAGGTTGAATGTGAAAGTCCTTGTAATGAGATCCTCCAATTTGCCTGTCTTGAGGAAAAGCTTCCTCTAACATATTTTTATCCGTCATATTTTTCTCCTAAGTAGTTTTGTAATAATGGAAAAGGGTTTTTGTATTGTCCAGGTGGTTCAAACAAATATAATTGTTTTTTAGCTCTAGTAACACCTACATAACAAACCCTAACCTCTTCATCTTCGTCTTGTTGATTACCTTTCTTGTATGCACTTAATGAGTAACCCCATTCAACACCCAAAACTACTTTGTCAGCCTCCATTCCTTTTACTCCATGAATGCTTGATAATGTAATCTCAGTTGTTAAATTTTTATTTCTTTCCCAACAACCTTTTAAATAATCGTTGAAGTCTTCTTTATCTCTAAATATAGCTTTAGGTTTTTTAGCTGATCGAATTCTTGTAGTATCAAAGTAAAAAATTTCATGCCACATTTTTTCTAGAGAAGCGTTAAGATAAAACCTGTTCTTTAATTCTTCATATGAAAACATCTTGTCTGCTTCGTATAATTCTATTGGTGCTGTATCTTTTTTAGATAAAGCAGTTTTTTTTCTTTCAGAAATAAATTCTACATTCATTTGCTTAACCATTTTAATATAATCTGTGCCTTTAATTGAATGACCTTCTTGTAAAGTATGCCAAAACTCTATAACTTCTTTACAACCATCAGGAAAAGAACTTTTAAATTTACCCCTGTCATCCATGCTTTGTGATTTTTCTAGCCATATTAAATTATTTTGTTTTAAAAAATCAGCATAAGGTCTAAGAAGATTGTTAGCTCTTGCACAAAGAATTATTTGAGAGTTTTCGTTTAAATCTTCTACCTCATCTAAACCATTTATATAAGAAATTTGTCCCTCATCTTTTTGATCAGGGCCTATTCTTTTCTGACATGTAAATTCATTACCCAACCTATACTTTATGTCGTCTCTAATACTTAAAGCAAAGTCATATATTTTTCCTGGAAGCCTATAAGAGGTTTCTAAACGTACAACATTTTCTTTTTTACAAGGCCATTTTTGAAATATACGGACGTCAGATCCTTTCCATCCATATATAGCTTGATCATCATCTCCAACTAAAAATAACTCTTCAGTTTTTTGTGCTATCTTAGATATGACCTGCCATTCTAATTTTGAAAGATCTTGGACTTCATCAACTAATACTAGCTTATAAGATGGGAACTCCACTGTAGGGTATAAAGCTTTTAATAACATATCATCAAAATCAATAACACCTGTTTGGCTTTTAAATTTTTTAAGGTTGGTATAAAAATAAACTAACTGCGCTGTGTGTACATTTTTAAATTTATCGTTTTCACTTTCTTTAAAATAATCTACAATTTTATCTAAATCATCTTTGTATTTGTGTCTTTTATCAAAACCTATTTTATGATGCGCTTTGTTTATTATGTCATAATAAACAGCTAATTTTTTATCTTCTTTTTCAGTCCATGCCGCAGGTACGTCATCATCCCTGTCGTATTTTTCATCATCTAACATAACCCAAGTGTCAGGATCAGAAGCCATTCTTTTTTTAAAATCTTTTTTTACACTAGAATTTAAGATGTCATGTTTACCTATGTGATCTAAACAAAACTTATGTATTGTTTTAATTGATTCAGCCTGTTTCTCTGTCAATAAACCTTTTTTAACAACCCTAGCCTGCAGCTCTTGTGCTGTTGCCTTAGCAAAACCAATCAATAAAACTTGATCTAAGTTAATACCTCCTTTAATATAGTCAGCTAAAATCTCTAATATCTTAGTTGTTTTACCACAACCGGGACCACCTAATATTTTATATCTCTTTCTATAAAACCTATCTAACATTAAAACGGACTTTCTTTTTCTTGGTTAACATACTCAGGGACTTCTTGTTTTACTTCAGGTTCATTGTCAAACTGTTCCTTGTGTAAAACATACACCCATCGTTTAACACCTTCTTTGATATGAAATTTATCTCTTGTTATACCAGGAATTTTTTTTAACATCTGATGGGTAACGTCTGCAGTAATATTCCATTCATCAGCTTTTATATATTTAAAGAAGTCACTAAAAGTAAATTTAATTGAAGACTCATCTTCAAAAGGTCTACCTAACAATATTTTCTTTTTATCTTTAGTTACTCTAGTATTAAAACAAAAACTTTCTAAACTTGTTTTTAATCTAAACGTTGGTAAACTTTCTTCCGGTGCATCTATCTCTGTAGCTTTTTCTTGAAGTGCTCGTAATTGCATATCCCAATTTTTAATTTTAGGTGGTGTCTTACCTGTTTGTTCTGTTGCAGCTTCTCTCGCTAAATCTTGTTTAACTAACTCTTTTGATGATAGACCTACCTCTTCGCCATTAAAACCTAGATACCAAATTTTAGGGTTAGATGTTACGTAAGATAAAGGACCCAATACCAACTCACTACTTAGTGAACCGCTTATACCAAACTTTCTTTTAATACATTCTTCTTTGTTACAATAACTTTTTAACCAATCTTGATCACATCTATAGACATAATCTTTTTTCTCTCTAGAACCTATAACTCCACTTACCTCACTAAAACCCATACCTTTTCCTTTAGGTTCAAAGAATTGTTTATTGTATTCTAAAGTTTTATCTTTCCAATCTTCAGGGTATCTTTGTTTTACATACCTAGTCATATCTAATAAAACTTCGTTTCTTTGACTTTTAGGTACACCAAATTTTGCAAGTGCTTGCATACAAGGAGGACCATCTTGGAACCATTCTCCAGAGTCTCCTTCGTCTATGTTTGATTTTAATATTTTGAGTTGTTTGAGAGTGACTGTATTTCTTTCATAGTGTTCAAAGAACTCTTCCAGGGTGGCCCCAGAGCCATCCTCCTTTATCATATATCTTACAGTGTCCTTGTGGTTATGATACGGAAGATTAATCCAACTACCTGCTGAACCTTTTTCAAGATTCAAGTATTTTTGTACAGGAAATATTTTATCTGGTTTACAATCTCCAAATATATTTTTTATTGAATGTAATTTTTCTCTTAATAATAATGCAGGGACTTCTTCCGTTAAGAAAATGTAGACGTGTATACCACCGCTTTTAGATTTAAATGGTATTACCGGTACATTTAAACTTTTTATTTTTTTATATAATTCTTTAACGTCAGGTTTGTATTCATCTAGATCTATTGCACCCCAAGTACATTTACTGTCGCTTGTAATAGGACAAAGACCTAAACTATCTGCTTCTATAACTTTTGTTTTTGTTTTAACACTAAATTTATTTCCTTCTAAGTGTGCCTTCCACATTTCTTCTGTATGTGCGTAAGAAGATGTAAATGAAGTACCGGATTTCTTACCGTCACCATTGCTTTGATCAAGTACATGGTACCCAAATCTTTCTTCCAAACCTTTAAATATCTTTCTAAATTTTTCTACCATAATAAATATACAATTAATTTTCGTGGGCGTATCCACTCTCGCTTCGACGCCCACTACCTAGGATTCGATTAGTAAGGAGAGTTAGTCTTCTCTTCTGTACCGTGTTTAGCTTGCACCTCACCTTTACCAACAGACTCAGCAAAAGCTTTTGCTGTGCCGTAAAGGTCTGCATTTTCTACAGGACCAACTTTAGATACATCCCAACCAAACCACGTTCCTTTGTCATTAGACATCTGAGTTGTAGATAGTTTATAAATGTGGCTGTAAGTTGGCGGTGTAAATAAACCGTTCTTACCCTGCATCTTGATACCCATCATCATTGAGTTCCATTTTCTACTAACTTTAAGTTGAGTAGATTTCATAGATATCAACGCTGTTGATGGATTGTCTCCTACAGTCAATACAAAATGACTTGCAGTGTTATCAAGATAATTACCATTTGGTAATCTATCTTTGTAATCTTTACCTCTTGTGGTTTGATTAACAATATCACTGTCTGCGTCATGAATTGCAACAGGTGCACCACTTCCTGTGGTACCTCTATCTTGCCATTCTATGTACTGTCTTTTGTAAAAAACAGGTATGACATTAATTGTGTCATACAATGCATTAGTTACAGTATTTATTATTTTGCCTGGCTCTGCGCCCTCGACATATTTACCATCTCTTTTGTTTACCTCTGGAGATAGTTGACCCAAAATTTTTAAGAATGGTAACGCAAGATCTTCTTGCGATATATTTTGAGTGCCTTGATTTGCATCAGCTTCAAATAGATTTGCTGCTAATGCGCCTTCTTTTTTTTCTGCTACTTGGTTCATGTTTATTTGTTCCTTTTTATTGTTGTCTTATTCTCTGAGAATACCCCAAAGATTTCCGTTGGCATTTCTTTACCTGCCTCAATACGCTCACGGACTAGCGCTTTCAGAGTCATGGGCTCAACCTTCATCTTTTGTGTTGGTTGAAACCCTTGACCCTTCGCAAGTTCAGCATAATTTGCTGCCTTGTTATCCTCGTTACGACCAAATGATACCAAGATCTCGTTCTTAATAATATCACCTAATCCATTGTCCCGAAGCCAGTTAAACGCCGTTTCTTTATTTGCTTCTGTAATAGTAGCACGATACGTCGTTGAAACTTTAAGATGTGATCCATCTTGAAGTTTTAATTCTGCTAAACCCATTTCACTCATCATCGTAGGTATAACCTCTCCTGATATGCGTTGGTATTCTTTTTTTAAATCTTTTAAATTAGTTTCACTTGCCTCTATTCTAGTGTGTAATCCTTCTAATAATTGTACTTGATCCGCAAGAGATTGAATATTTTCAGTTCTACTCATTGCATCTTGTTGGTCTTTTTCAAAATCAATTGTCATCTATTTTTCCTTTCTCGTATAAATTAATTGATATAGGATAATATTTTCTTTCTTGTTTATCCCACTTTAACAAATTGTATTTACCATTTGTAATATCTGATACAATAGAACATGCAACACCTATTAATGCAGGGTCACCTGTTAATAACAAATGGTCTTTTTCATTAAAATTTTTTAACCCTTGCCTTAATTTATAAATTAAAGGACCAGGAGAAAAAATCATTTGCGAAAACTCTGGTAATAAAAATTTAAAATCACCATATTTTTGTGCACCTATAATATTTATTCTAGGACTACCTGCTTGGCTTCCTGCAATATGCTGTATTACATAAACTATTCTTTCTGACATTGACAAACTATATAACATCTATTATATATAAGTCAACGAAAGAAAAAATATTTATGAAAATATTAGATAACATACTACCTGTTACTACTAACTTATCTATATTAGAAGAGTTAGCTCATATAGATTGGAAGTTTGCTATGGATAGAAACGAAAGTAGATTTTTTAGAGCTTTTAATAATAATACGGGTTTTCAAAATACAACTCTTTACAAAGGCAAACCAGTAAAAAGACACAATGTAAATCTTTATGCACAAATTATTTTAGATATTGTTACAGATAAACTTAAAATGAAAGCAACACCTTATAGATTTTTTTGGAATTTATATTTTCCAAACCCAGATTGTTACATGCATACAGATTACGACGGAGAAGATGAAGACAAATATTACACTATAATATACAATCTTCATACTACTGATGGTGGCACTGAAATTGATGGTGTTTCATATCCAGATAAAATGGGTCAAGCAAAAGTATTTAAAAGTAATACTTTACACAAAGCTATACCCAACATTACTGATAAAGTAAGGTTTAATTTAAATATAATTTTTAAATCAGATAGTGAATTATAAATTTAAAACAAAACCATATAAGCATCAAATAACTGCTTTAGAAAAATCATGGCATAAAGAAACATATGCATATTTTATGGAGATGGGTACTGGTAAAACAAAAGTATTAATTGATAATATGTCTATGCTTTATGATAAAGGCAAGATAGATGGTGCATTAATTGTGGCCCCTAAAGGTGTTATAAAAACCTGGTATGAACAAGAACTTCCTACACATTTGGTAGACCACATAGAAAATGTAACTGTATTGTGGCAACCAAATATTACAAAAGGACAACAAGAAAAATTAGAAAGTTTATTTGAAATAGATACGGCTTTACATATTTTAGTTATGAATGTTGAAGCATTTAGCACAGACAAAGGTATGAAGTTTGCGTCTAAATTTTTAAACTCACACAAAACTTTAATGGCTATTGATGAATCTACAACAATCAAAACACCTACAGCTAAACGTACAAAAAATATTATTAGTCTTAGTAAGTTTGCTAAATATAAACGTATTATGACAGGTTCTCCTGTAACTAAAAACCCACTTGATTTATATACACAGTGTGAATTTTTAGATCCTTATCTATTAGACCATGCATCATATTATTCTTTTAGAAATAGATATGCTGTAATGAAGTCTATGCATGTAAGAGGTAGAACAATACAAGTTGTACATGCTTTTCAAAACCTTGCAGAGTTATCTGATAAACTACATGGATTTTCTTATAGAGTATTAAAAGAAGATTGCTTGGATTTACCTCCTAAAAATTTTACCAAAAGACATATTGTTCTTACAAGTGAACAAAGAAAAGCATATGATCAAATGAAAAAAACAGCTCTTGCTACCTTAAATGGTAAAGTTACATCTACAGTGACTGTGTTGACTCAGCTTATGAGAATGCATCAAATAACTTGTGGACATTTTACTGCTGATGATGGGTCTACACAATTAATACCAAACAATAGAATTACAGAATTAATGAGTGTGTTAGAAGAGACTGAAGGTAAAGCTATTATCTGGGCTAACTATCAAAGAGATATTACAAACATAATAGAAAGCATTGTAAAAGTTTATGGTCCGGGATCCGTGGTTGATTATTATGGATTAACGCCACAAGAAGAAAGACAAGAAAACATTAAAAGATTTCAGAACAATGATGAGTGTAGATTTATTGTAGGTACACCACAGACAGGTGGTTATGGTATTACGCTTACACAAGCTAACACTGTTATCTATTATTCTAATGGGTATGACTTAGAAAAACGATTACAATCAGAAGATAGAGCACACCGAATAGGCCAAGCCAAATCAGTGACTTATGTTGACTTGATTGCTGAAGATACAGTTGACGAAAAAATAACCAAAGCTTTACGTAAAAAAATAAATATAGCCTCTGAAGTATTGGGTGAAGAATTAAAAGCTTGGATTTAAACAAATATTTCTTTTGCTTTACCTAGTATTGGTTTGTATTTTGTTTTACCCTCTGATCTGTATGCGTGTAAAAATTGTTTTCTATCCATACCTTCTGTTACGCTACAATGTATCCACCCCGAGTTAGGTTCTCCGGGAGTGTAGTATTCGAGGATCAATTGATCCCATTCTAATTCTCTATGTATCCAGTCTGCAAGTTCAGCATTGTCTACTCCAACACATTCGAAATCTGCCGCCTCAGCTTTTGCATGTTGCGAATTAACTGAGCTGCCGATTGCAATACACAATTCTGGGCTACGAAAACCGCTGGTCACCTTTACCCTGCCAAAGTGGTCACGCACTGGCTGTAAAATTTTTTCACACAACACTTTTAGTTTTTCTATTTGTTCTGCGTTTGGATTATTATTTATACCCTTACGAATTGCTGTATCTGATTTGGTTAATTCTTCTAAAGTAAAATTACGTGTAAGTTCCATTTTTATGCGATGTCTGTTAATAAAGTTATAAGGACAGCTCCCATACCTCCAACTATCCAATATTCTAATCTTTTAATACGTTCTTGCATTTCTTTTATTTGTTCAAAGGTTTGC